TTTTTCTTGGTCCGAGTGGCGAGACTTGAACTCACGGCCTCTTGACCCCCAGTCACCGAAAAACGACGGAATATCAACGGGTAATCGTTCGATGGGGGTAACGAGGGGGTAACAGAAAAATTATATTGCATCGGTGATTTTTCGAAGGTCGGTGAGGTTGACATCCTGATAATACCGCAGCATTTCGGGGCTTGCGTGACCGATCAGCTCGAGTTTGTCCTTGTCCGATGCCTGAATGTTTTTCATCAGTGTTGCGAACGTATGACGGCATGTATGGGGGGAATACTTGTGCCGCTTGTTTTCGATTGGATTGTCAATGCCGATTGCCTTTAATGTGGGATAGAAAACCTCGTCGCGGAAATAGTCATACCTGAACGCTTTTCCTTCTTCGTTACAGAACAGCGCGCCGGATATCTTATCTTTCGACAGCCGATCTATGATGGGCTGAATCTTGGGTGATATCGTGACGGTTCTATTCTTGCCCGCTTCGGTCTTGATACCAGCGCGAAGCACCTTTTCTCTCTTGTCGTAGTTATCAATCGACAGGCCGAGAAATTCTGTAGGGCGGAAGCCGAGGTAACACATGCAGTAGATATAGTCGGCGTATGGAATCACGCCGCACGCCTCTTTTATCTTCTCGATCTGGTCGGCATCAAAGCTCGCACGCGGCGCGGCGTTTTCACCGGTGACGGTGAGATACGGGGCCATACTCATAGGGGCGTATCCGCGCGGAACGGCATACTTGTAGATCAGGCTGCAAACGGTGCGCATATTCTTTTTTGTCTGTTTGGCACGCGGGCAGTCATCAATGCATTCTTGGATGTCATCAATCTCGACCGCGGCCAGCTTCATAAATTCGATCGGTGCAAAATACTTTTCGGCAGCGGCGTAGCAATTCAGCGTGGACTTGTCGGCGCGATGCGTTGGGAACCAAAGCTCATATGCCTTGCGCCAAGTGATATCCTTTTCACGGGGCTTTTGCGTCCGCAGCATAGGGATATATTCTAAGGCTTCTCGTTTTGTGCGGAAGCCGCATTTTTTCGCTTTCACGCGGGTCAGCTTGCCGTCTTCTTCACGGTAGCCTTTGGTGATTTCGGCTACCCATGAAGAGCCGCGCTTATAGACCGTCCCCGTCCCGTTGCCGCGCTTTGTGGCTTTTCGGTCGACGGATGCTTGCTTTTTGCCGCACATAGGACAAAACAGCGCGCCATCCGGCAGCGCTGCTTTACATTTGATGCAATTCGCCATGTCAGCCCCTCCAAAATCCGTAATCGGCGCAATGCAGATCGATATACAAGCACCATACAGCCAGCAACACCACCATAATAAACAGAATTAAAATTACGCCGTTTCGGATACGGACACCGCGCCGCATGATCTCAATGGTATCAGCCTTTGCGTCAACATGGCGTTCCAACTCATCATTGCGCGCCTGCAAAGTTTCCTCGGTCGGCGTCAAGTGTTCGGAAATTCCGAATATTTCATCAAGGGATATGCCGAGCACCTTGCAGATCGGCGCGACGGTATAAATGGACGGGGCTTTCGACAGCTTGGAAAAGAAGTTCTGGACGGTGGACAGCGGCACGCCGGAAGCGTCGGAAATGTCCTGATAGGTCAGTTTCAGTTCTTCTTTACGGATTCTACACAGCTCTTGAATGTTCATTTATATCACCTTAACTTTTCCGGTTTTCGTACTTTTGGGGTGCCAAAAGTGGGTCTGTCGAACGCGGTCGAATGCCGTCGTGTTGCAAGGTCTTGGTATTGAAGTGGTAAGGTAAAGCGCGATATGGTCAAAACAAGCAGCGGCGACCGCTCCCCGCTGCTGCCGAAAAGCCCTCGCCGGTGTTGCAGAGGCGGCGAGGGCTTTTACTTAAATATCCGGGAAAGAATCTTTTGGCACTATATCAGTGCTCATATTCCCGTTGGATACTTTATAGAGAGTAAGCGTCCAACCGTAAACCATCTCGTCATCTGCGGTAAATTCAAACATTTCGTTGCATTTGAAGTACTCGGTGTTTTCACCAAACTTGTATTCTTTCCCGTACCAGTCCGAACCATACGCATAATAGATTTCGTATGTCCCGAGAGGAACATCTACTTCGGCACTTTTTGCCGACACGAGGAAAGACATCGCTCCGTTAGATATTGCCTCTCTGTCGATTGGGTTTAGCACGATATAGAAATTTGAGCCGCCGGCGGTTTGTACTGTCAAAGGTGCGACCTGATCGCCAGACGGATATGTGACAATCTGTCCGTTTTGAATGGGCACAGGCTGCAATGGAACGAGCCTGCCGCCCCCGCCGCCAGTTGTTTCAGTTGTTGACTTTATTGGTGGGGTGTCATTCATGTCAGATTCTTTCAAAGGGACATCTTTTTCGATTGAAATCCAGATGACCCCGCAGATGACGAGCGCGAAGCACAATGGTTTCAATGCTGCCAGCAGAAGATCAACTTCCGGAGAGCGCCGCTTCCTATTTGGCTGCTTCTGCCTGTTTCGCTTGGCTTCGTTTTCTAAAACCATTTGACGATAGACGCGGTATTGCTCGACGGTCATTCCCATCATGAACGCGTCGTATTCTTCTTGCGTCATTTGAGTTAGGCCGGGAGATTCGTCAAATTCATCAACTGTTGGTTCAACGGGATAATCATGGATATCGCGTGAGGCGGATTCCGGCTCAACCTGCGTCGAGGTTTCTGATACCGCCTCATCAGGGGCAGGCTGCTTTGACTTAGAGGACACCGCCTTAATGACTTTCTTTACTTTGCGGTGCTGGTAGTGCGCTTGCTTTTCAAAGTAATTCGGGTCGGTATACAATCCCATGCACAAGACCTCCTAAAACCATTCCGCCGTGGTGAAATGAACCTCGGCGCGGTATATGATAAGTGAAACTATTTACATACGGAGGATAAAAAGATGAACGACAAACAGCGCCAAGAGTACTTAACGATGTCAGATGCGCAGAAAAAGGAGTTTTTGCGAAAAGAGGTAGAGCGGATCGCCGCGCTGCCGGAAAACGAACACGACGCGGCCTTTGACGCGCTACGCGAGGCCGTCATGCCGAAAATCACCGATCTTCCGGTGAAGGGGAGCGATCTGAGCTACGGGGAATATTGTCAAAAGAAAGGTCTCGATTGGCGTACAGGGGAACCCAACCGCGCATGAGGTCGCCATAGGGCACGCAGAACGCAGCGGCGACGCGGCGCAGCTGCTCGTCGGTGGGCGCTTCCAGCCCGAGCGCGATATTTCCCGCCACGTTAAAGTCACAGCCGATGATCTGCTGTAACGTGGCCGTTGGGACCTTATACTGCGCGGCCAGAATCGCGACAGGGTGCGGCGACCAGATGCGCGCGGTATCCATATCTACATATGGGCGCTCGTCCTCTTTGGGGGCGGGCGCTTTTTCTGTGCCTTTTTCCGGCAGAGCGGGAAGCTCGTCGCCATCCAGCTCGGCAAGCGTGATACCGAAATGGTCGGCGATCTTCTGGCGCGTTTTTGCATGAGGGATAGCTTTTCCAGCTTGCCAATTTAACACAGCTTGGTTTGTCGACCCAATTATCTTAGATAAGCGATAGGCAGAATAGTCCCTTTGAGTCATGCAATAGTTTAGATTTTCGGTAAATGCCATAAATATTGACCTCTATTATTGTGTACAATGATACGTAATCATTTATTGACATATGCTCAATCATTAAGTATAATTAAGACCGTGGACAGGTACTGAAAAGCCAAGCCACCCCGACAAATCGAGCTGGCGCGAATTAATGTTTGTAGCAAAACTTAGAGTAGCACCAATGCTCCAATTTGTCAACATTTTAATCAAATTTGGAGGCGAAAAAGATGGGGTTCCCTGAAAACCTTGCTCGGCTACAGGCTGAGCACGGCGAGACGAATTATCGTCTTGCGAAAGAGATCGATGTCTCGCAGACGTCGATCAAAAGCTGGAAAGATGGCGCTTGCTACCCGCACCCGCGCCACATCAAACGGCTTGCCAAGCACTTCAAGGTAAAGGAAGAAGCGCTTACGGGTAAGGAGGACACATGAACGAGCTAATCAAGATCACTTACAACAATGACCGCCCTGCTGTCTCTGCGCGAGACCTGCACGATTTTCTCGAAGTGAAGACGGCTTATAAAGACTGGTTCCCGAGAATGTGCGAGTACGGGTTCACCGAGGGCGAAGATTTCAACCCGCTCAAAATTGAGCGAGTTCAAAACGAGGGTGAGCGCATGGTTGCTCGAACGGTTGACGACGCAGTGCTCACCATCGACATGGCGAAAGAGCTTTGCATGATCCAGCGCAATGAAAAGGGCAAGCAGGCTCGCCAGTATTTTCTTCAAATCGAAAAGGACTGGAACAGCCCGGAGAAAGTCATGGCCCGCGCGCTGCAAATCGCAGGGGACAAGCTCAAGCGGCTTGAAAGCAAGGTCGAGGCCGACGCGCCGAAGGTGCTTTTTGCCGATGCGGTCAGCGCAAGCAAGACTTCGATCCTCGTCGGCGAGCTGGCGAAGCTGCTGAAACAAAACGGCGTTGACATCGGGCAGCACCGACTGTTCCGTTGGATGCGCGAAAACGGCTATCTGATTCGCCGGAACGGCACGGACTTCAATATGCCAACACAAAAATCAATGGACTTGGGGCTTTTCACCGTTAAGGAAACGGCAATCACCCATTCTGACGGTACGGTGACGGTGAGCAAGACCACGAAAGTCACCGGCAAAGGCCAGCAGTATTTCATCCAGAAGTTTCTTGGAGAGGAAGGAACACGCAAATGAGCATAAATGAGTTTGCCGGTAAAGTCGATTCCATAGGGTGTGATCTTTCTGGTGTGACCGACACACTGTCCCTCTGCATCGCAGGGGCAATTCAAGAAGGCGAACTCTCTGAGACCGGAGACTGCCGGTTTTACGGGGCACTGATTCAGATTGAAATGGCGTTACGGCGCGTGGAAGAGGAATTGTGCTGTGAAGCTCAAGCGGCATTGGACAGCAAGGAGGAACGCACATGACGGTGGAAGAAATGCTTGCATCGGACAAGCCGGTGCTGACACCGGCGGATATCGCGCCGGTACTCGGGCGGAAGCCCTATTCGATCAGCATTGCGGCGAAAGACCACCCCGAACAGCTCGGATTTCCGGTCAGCCGCATCGGAACGATCACGGTCATCCCGCGGCTTTCGTTCCTGAAATTTCTTGGATATGAGGTGGAGGCATGATCGACACGTTGTTTTTCGGCGGCATCGCCGCTGCGGTGATCGCGCTGAACGGCTGCGACTTTGCAACCTCCCTCGCCGTCATCGGCGCATGCGCGGTGTGCAAGGTGCTGTATGATCTGCTGCCCTACATCGACAGGGGGTGCAGACGATGAAACGGCACGACAAGCGCACGAGAGAACAGCGCAAGGCAGACGAGGCGATGCTTTTTGCCGGTATCTGCCTGCTGCTGGCGGCGGTGCTCATCGCGGCATCGGCAATGATGTGATGTACATTTGCGAATGGTGCGGGCTGACCTTTGACGAGCCCGATGTCCTGCGCAGGCGTGAGGACCTTGACGGTGAGCGCGGCTATGCCCTTGTGACGGAAAAGTTCTGCCCGGACTGCGGCGCAGAGGAAATGTATTTTGAAGAATTGGAGGAGACCGAAGATGGATAACACCCTGATGAAAGTGACTCAACTCCCCGTGATCGAGGAGCATTTGAGGAGCCGGAAGGAGCAGACGGAGCAGCGCGTCGCAGAGGCAATGAGCCTTGTCTGCACCGACGAGACCTTAACCAGCGTGAAGAACATTCGCGCCGAAATGAACCGCGAGTTTGCCGATGCCGAGACCCAGCGCAAGGCCATTAAAGCCGCAATCATGGAGAAGTACGACAGCTTCGAATCCGTCTACCGTGAGTGCATCGCCGACCCGTACAAGCGCGCCGACGCAGACCTGAAAGCCAAGATCGACGCGACGGAAAGCGAGATCAAGAGCCGCTGCGAGGAAATGCTGCTGGGCTATTTTCGGGAGCTGTGCGCGGTCAACGAGATCGACTTCCTTTCGTTCGGGCAGACCGGCGTTAAGGTCGATATGGCGAGCGCCAGAGCCAAGACGCCGAAGAAGCTCATGGAGCAGATCAAGCTAAAGGTGGACGGCGTGGCGCAGGACATGAAAACCATCGGCACGATGGGCGAGAACGCGCCGGAGATCATGGTGGAGTACAAAAATAACCTCGACCTCTCGCTTGCGATCTCCGTTGTCAACGAGCGTCACCGCCGCGCCGAGGAGGAGCGCGAGGCCGTGAAACGCCACACGGTATCTCCAGCAGCGCGCGCTGCTGGAGATACCGTCGCAGCGGCCCCGCAGGTCGTCCCGAAGCGCGTGGAGCAGGCGGCGGTCGAACGCCTCACGGTGTCGTTCCGCGTGACCGATACGCGCGAGCGCCTGCGCCTTTTGAAGCAATTCCTTGTCAGCAATGGCTATCAGTACGAATGATTATTTTAAGGAGGATATTACCATGAACGAAATGCAGACCTACAACAGCACCGAAGTTGTGAGCGCCAAGAGCGTGAACGCCGAAATGATGATCTCCCGTCAGGCGCAGGAGGTACAGGCGGCAATGGTCGTCGCCAAGCGTTTTCCCCGTGACGAGATCGAAGCGAACAACCGCATTCTCAACGCCTGCAAGCGCAAGAGCCTTGCCGAGCGCGCGATCTATGAATACCCGCGCGGCGGCGAGAACGTGACCGGCCCCTCGATCCGTCTCGCCGAGGTCATGGCGCAGAACTGGGGCAACCTCGACTTCGGCATTACCGAGCTGGAGCAGAAGAACGGCGAGAGTACCGTCATGGCCTACTGCTGGGATTTGGAGACCAACACCCGCCAGACGAAGATCTTCACCGTGCCGCATATCCGCTACACCAAGAAAGGCAGCGTTGCCCTCACCGACCCGCGCGACATCTATGAAATGGTCGCCAATCAGGGCGCGCGCCGTATGCGCGCGTGCATTCTTGGCATTATCCCCGGCGACGTGGTAGACGCCGCTCTTGCGGCGTGTACCAAGACGATGATGGGAAAGAGCGATGAACCCATGATCGACCGCGTACGCAAGATGGGACAGGCGTTCAAGGATGACTTCGGCGTACCGATGGAGTGCCTTGAAAAGTACATCGGCTGCAAGGCCGAAGCGTTCACGGCGCAGAGCATCGTGCGCCTGCGTAATGTGTATACCTCACTGAAAGAGGGACGCGCGAGCCGCGAGCAGTATTTTGATCTCCCGACCGTCGAAGTGGACGAGACCACAGGCGAGGTCAAGGACGAGCTGCCCGCTCCCGCTGACGCCCTCGGTACGCCGGACGACGGAAAGACCGGCACCCCCAAGCAGGTGAGCATGAATGATCTGTAAGGTCAAGGTCATTTCGACCGGCTCCAAGGGGAACGCCGTACTGCTGAATGATGAAATACTCATTGACTGCGGCGTTCCCTTTCGGGAACTCGAACCATACTGCAAGGGATTGAGGCTCGTCCTGCTGACGCATGTTCACGGCGACCACTTCAACCCCGAGACCATCAAGCGCCTGCACTTCCTGCGCCCTGCGCTGCGCTGGTGCGTCCCTCCGTGGCTCATGGAACCGATGGGACGCATCGGCGTGGACCGCCGCGTGACCGACGAGGGCATGGCAGGCCATGTGCTGTTCTACTCCTGTTCCCTTCTCTACCCCGTCTGTGTGTCCTACAATTCCATTCCTCACGATGTTCCGAATTGTGCGTGGCATATCGAATTTGCAAACGGCGAGCGCGTGTTCTATGCGACGGACTGCGCCTCGCTGGACGGCATTGTGGCGCAGGACTACGACCTTTATCTGATCGAAGCCAATTACGGCGAAGAGGAGATACAGGAGCGCATGAAGCGCAAGCTGGAGGCTGGAGAATTCAGCTATGAGAGCCGCGCGATGGAGAGCCATCTATCCCGCGAGCAGGCGCGCGCATGGCTCGCCCAAAACGCCGCCATCGGCAAGAGCCATGTGCTCTATCTGCACCAACACCAAAGCGAGGAGGAATTGAAATGAGCATGAATCGAATCTGCCTGATGGGACGCATCGGGCGGGATTTGGAGCTGAAAAAGACGAACAGCGGCGTATCCGTTGTGTCGTTCCCTCTTGCCGTTGATCGCAACGGCAAAGAGGGCGGCACGGACTGGATCGACGTTGTCGCATGGCGCGGCACGGCAGAAGTACTCTGCAACTACGCCGATAAGGGGCGCATGATCGGCGTCGAGGGGCGCTTGCAGATGCGCGACTGGACGGACAAGAACGGCAACAAGCGCAGGAGCTACGAGGTGCAGGCTGACAGCGTGTATTTCGCAGACAACAGGCGCCCGGAGGGTAACGATACTGCCGCACCGCAATACGCCGCAGAGAGCACCGCAGGCGGCTTTGCAGAGGTCAGCGAGGACGACGGCGAGCTGCCGTTTTAAGGCGGTGGCGGTATGGGAGCTGCATCTACAAGGTGCTATGTAAAGGCATATTACGACTGGATCGAGCAAACAGCAGCACTGGAAGATGACGAAAAAGGCCGTCTGTTTGTTGCGATTTTAGAATATGCCAGGTCGGGTGAAATTCCAGACAACCTCGGGAGAGAATCCCTTTTATTTCCGGTATTTAAGTCGGTCGTTGACCGTGACGCTCAAAAATCTGATGCGCTGGCTCAGAATGGAGCGGCTGGCGGCAGAGCACCAAAAGCAAATGCAAGCAAATGTAAGCAAACGCAAGCAAATGCAAGCAAATGTAAGCCTACTAATAACATAAGACATAAGACAGAAGACGAAGAACATAAGACAGAAAACGATATACCCTCTAAATCCCCCTCTACGAGGGACGCATTCGAGCGTTTTTGGTCAGTTTACCCGCGAAAAATCGGGAAACAGTCTGCTAAGAGAGCTTTCGAGCGGGTCAAAGTCCCACTCGAAACACTTGTGACCGCAGTGGAGCGGCAGAAGTGCAGCGACCAATGGACGCAGAACAACGGGCAGTTTATTCCACACCCCGCTACATGGCTGAATCAAGGCCGGTGGGACGATGAGCTACCCGAGAGCGGCAGAGGGTATCACTACGACTACGGCAACACGGAGGGAAGCCTATGAACGTTGACGCATTGATCGACAGCATCGCGAAAAAGGCCGAGCCTGTTCGTGATCTGGTCGATTACGAGAAAGACGGGCTGCTGTACTGCGGCCATTGCAACACGCCGAAGCAGTGCCGCATCCCCATCGGCGGGAATGTCCGCCTTGTCGGGTGCCAGTGTGCTTGCGCGGCGCGAGAGTACGAGGCCGAGAAAAAAGCTCGCGCTGACCGTGAGATGCGACTACGCATCGAAACGCTGCGTGCTGACGGAATCCGCGACAAGAGCCTGACGGCGTGCCGGTTCGACAAGGCGACGATGAGTGACGAGATCGTCAAATGCAAACGCTATGCCGACGCATGGGACGATATGCGGCGCGAGAACAATGGGCTTCTGCTGTGGGGCAACACCGGCAACGGGAAGACCTTCGCGGCGGCGTGTATCGCCAACGAGCTGATTGACCGCGGGATCCCGGCGATGATTACGAGCTTCCCGCGAATCCTCAACGCGGGATACGACAAGAAAGAAATCGTCGAGCAGGTGCACTATTACCCGCTGATGGTGATCGATGATCTCGGCGCAGAGCGCAGCAGTGAGTACGCAATGGAGACGGTTTACACGGTCATTGACGAGCGATACAAGGCCAAGAAGCCGCTGATCGTCACCACAAACCTGACGCTTGACGAGCTGTGCAGGCCGAAAGACATGGCCTATCAGCGCATCTATGACCGCATCCTCGAGATGTGCACGCCACTGGTATTCAAGGGCGATAGCATGAGACGCGACAAGGCAAATCAGCGCATGAGGCACGTCAAATCGGTGTTGGCAGGCGGTGCGCCGTGAGCGGGTATCGCGGGGGCATTTTCAAGTGCCCGTTTTACTCGCGGGACTACCGCGACTATCTCAACTGCGAGGGCGCACAAGTCAAGCTACCAAAAGAAGAGCTGGACGAATATACGCGGCGCTACTGCGCCAACGAAGAATGGCGGCGCTGCCCGATCGCTCGGGCGCTGACGCTGCACTACGAAAGGACGGAGAACCGATGAGCGAAAGAAACAGAGACAAGATCAAGAAGCTCAAACACGAGATTGGCCGCTACGAAAAGCGCTGCGGCGACCTAATGAAGCTGAACGCGCAGCTTTCCAAGCGCGCCAGCGGCGTTGCCGAGATCAGCATTGCAACCGACGCGCTGCTTGCGCAGGTGGCGATTGCCTACGGTGAGGACGCAGTAGACCCCGACACGGGGGCGGTCATCGGCAAACGCCTGATGCTGCCGAAGTTCGACGCACGGGAAACCTATCGCAAGTACGAAGTGCATGCCAGAAGGGATGGCGAAAACTACATCATCGGTGTCGGTCTGCGGGATGACCCGCGCGACCACAATGGCGCAAAGGAGGAAGAGAAATGAGACTGGCTATCATGGACACCAACGCGTTCAACACGATCATCGCCGCCGTAAAGGGCGCGGTATCAACAAGCGTGAGCCGGCCGATGTACAAGAATATCCGGCTGGAATTTCGCAAGAAGAACAAAGCAGTTACGGCTATCGCCACAGACGGCTTTCGGCTCTTCGTGGAGCACGCGACTTGCTTCGAGGTCGAAGAGGATTTCGATTGCTACATCAAGCCGAGTATCCGCCTGCCGCGCGGTAATTCCATGCGCTTGGAGCTGAAAGAACGGGACAAGGCGGAAAGCGTGGTTGAGATCGAATGTCTCGGCTGCATCTTCGGTTTTGTTCAGCCGGTTGGAGAGTTTCTGGATTGGGAAAAAGTCCTGCCCAATGAGCCGACATTCCGTATCGGCGTGAATGCCGAGTATCTTCTCTCGGCGTTGCAGGCGGCAAAGGCCAGCGTCGGCGGCGCCTTCAAGCAGCCTGCTATTCTGGAATTTCGTGGGACACTTGGGCCCATTACAATCAAGACCAACCACGAGGACGTCAAAATGGTCCTGCCAGTGCGAATCAGGGAGGCCGACGATGGCACTGACGTCAGTTGACCTTGCACGGCTCGGCCCTAAAGCGCAGAAGCAGGTGCGCAAGACGATGAGCAGGGAACGGCGGCAGGCCGAAAGCGTGCATTTTTTCGTTGACGGCAGGCCCGTCCCGAAGGGTAGGCCCCGCGTCACGCGGCATGGTACTTACACGCCGAAGAGCACACAGGAATACGAGGCTGCCATACGTGCGGCATGGGAACGGGAGCACATGATGCCGTTTGCCGAGGGCGATGCGCTGGAACTCGATGTTGTAGCGTATTTCCCGATTCCGAAGGGGACGCCGAAGAAACGAAGCGAGGAAATGGTTGCTAAACCGTACACAAAGCGCGGGGACCTCGACAACATCGTCAAATCCGTCATGGATGCGCTCAACGGGTACGCTTACCCGGATGACGCGGCGATATGGAATATTGCGGCGAGGAAAAGATACACGAATGAGACGCCAGTCACGATAGTAACGCTGACCAAATCGCGAAGCGCAAGGGAGTTTACCGATGAGCTTTGAGCATTGCCTGCATTGCCTGCCGCCGACGCGGTATCCCGGCTGTCAAGACCATTGCCCGTACTACGCGGCGGATATCGCAAAACACCGAGCCGCACGGGAGGAAGAGCAGCGAGAAGCGCAGGAGAAAGACGATTACTTAGGCGCGCGCCAATTCAAGACGCGGCGCGGTCAGAAACTGAGAAAATAAGGGAGCGAAAAGATGAATGTAAAAGACACTGCGGAGCGGATCCGTGGGCTGAGAACTGCCGCTGGCATGAGCCAAGCGAGTTTTGCCAGCATGTGCGGCATTGAGCAAGGTCAGCTGTGCAACTACGAGATGGCACGCATCATGCCGACTATCCCGCTGTGCGAGCGGATCTGCCGCGCAGTCGGCATTAACCTGCTCGACTTTTTACGGGAGGATGACGAGGGGAAAAGCGGCATTCCGACCGAGGAACGCATCGGCGAGAAGGTGAAAGCCCTGCGTCTGATGAGAGGGATGAACCAGACAGAACTTGCGGAGAAGTCAGGCGTCGCAGACAGCACAATCTCGTCCATCGAGCGCGGCGAGCGATACGGTATAGTCACGACGTATCTCTATCTCGCCGAAGCGCTGGACGTGTCCATCGCGGCGCTGTTAGGAGGGGAATGACATGAGCCGATTCGTCATGAGCAAGACGCCGTGGGAGCGCTGCGTGTATCCGGCGCTCAAGGCAGCGCTTGAAAAGACCGACTACAACCAGACGACGCTCGCCGAGGCGACCGGCATTTCGGCGTCCAACGTGAGCCGGTATATCAAGGGCGACGTGGACGTGACCATTCGCGGACTGCTGGCGCTGGAAGATTTGACGGGGATGACGTTCCGGGAGCTGTTTGGAGAATGGGAGGGACGAAGATGAAAGTTCTGGTTGCCTGCGAGGAATCGCAGGAAGTCTGCAAGGCATTCCGCGCGCTTGGGCACGAGGCGTATTCCTGCGACATTCAGGAGCCGTCCGGCGGACACTTTGAGTGGCATATCCTCGGTGATGCGCTCAAGGCCATCGATGGGGGGCAAGTGACCACCATGGACGGGGAGACGCATGACGTCGGCAAATGGGACTTGCTGATCGCGCACCCGCCTTGTACATACCTCAGCAATGTTGCCGGAATCCATTTTTCACTGAAGTATCGTTCATCAGAGTACGTTGTTGAGCGTTGGAAGAACAGGGGACTATCGGCAGTGTTTTTTATGAAATTTCTGTTGGCAAATGCTGAAAGGATTGCCGTGGAGAATCCGGTAGGTTTTATGAATACGGCGTTCCGAAGCGCAGACCAGACGATTCACCCGTATATGTTTGCAGAGAGCGAAAACGATGTAGAAAACTATGTAACAAAGGCAACATGCTTATGGTTGGTGAATCTACATCCGCTTCAGACAAACGGGCTGGCGAAACCTGACAACGGGAAACTGTTTGGGAAACTACCAAGTGGCAAAAATCGCACATGGGAAGATACATATAGTCGGAAAGCAAAGGTTAGAAGCAAGACCTTCCCCGGCATCGCCAAAGCTATGGCGGAGCAATGGGGAGGAGACATTAGGGAGGACGCATGAACATCGGAGACACATACAGCTGGACACCCGCAGCCTTCGAGGGCGCGAGCGGACTGGGTAGCTTTGAGAAATTGAGAACCGTACACGGCAGAATCGTCTACATCAACGAGGCGCACCGCTACTTTACGGCGGAGGCGGAGGCACATGGATACAAACTCAGAGAGAGTTTTAAATTTTAACAATAATCAGGAGGAATTTCATCATGAACACCAATCAGGACTACATCGTTCGCTGCGACCGCGCAGGTGTTTTCTTTGGCAAGATCAAAGAACGCAACGGCTCCGAGGTCACTATGACCGAGGTGCGCAAGTTGTGGAGCTGGGACGGCGCGTGCGCCGTGGAGCAGCTGGCGCAAGACGGTACAAAAGCACCGGGCAACTGCCGTTTTACCGTGACGATCCCGGAAATGACCGTGCTGGGCGCGATCCAGATTATCCCGTGCACGGATACGGCATCGGTGTCGCTTCGCGGCGTAAAGGAGTGGAAGAGATGACGCTTGATGATAAAATCAAAGCCTTTCTGACTGTGAGCTCCGGCTACGGCGACGGCTCCGGCTACGGCTACGGCGACGGCTACGGCGACGGCTACGGCTACGGCGACGGCTCCGGCTACGGCGACGGCGACGGCTACGGCTACGGCTCCGGCTACGGCGACGGCGACGGCTACGGCTACGGCTACGGCTCCGGCTCCGGCTACGGCGACGGAATTAAGAGTTTCAATCGGGAAACGGTCTATCGAATTGATGGCGTCAATACGCTGATTCGTTCCGTGCACGGCAACACTGCGCACGGGGCAATTTTGAACGGCGATTTGACGCTCACGCCGTGCTACATCGTCAAGCAGGACAATGTTTTTGCACACGGCGAAACGCTGCGCGAAGCAATGGAGGCGTTGCGAGACAAGCTTTTCGAGGATATGCCGGAAGATGGGCGCATTGATACGTTTCTGCGCGAAACAGACCGCGAGAAAGCATATCCGACGCAGTATTTTTACGACTGGCACCACCGCTTGACCGGGTCGTGTGACATGGGACGAAAGCAATTTGCCCGCGACCACGGCGTTGACCTCGAGCACGGCATGATGACGCTGACGGAGTTTTTAGAGCTGACGAAAAATGCTTACGGTAGCGATGTGATTCGAAAAGTGATTAGTAAGATGCAGGAGGCGGAGTGATGGAACGACTGACATTTGAGGGGAACTTCTGCGATATCGCGCAATGCCGGGAGATTCCGTGCCCGTATAACGGCGCGTGCTCCCAGCGGAAGGTTTGGGAGCGGCTGAAAGCTTACGAGGACAGAGGGCGTGCGCCGGAGGAAATTCTACCGAAAGATAAGGCGGACGAGATCGCGCTGAAGCTCATGCGTCTTGCTGATTTGGAAAGCCTTTGCAGTTATACCCGCCTGCGCGAGCTGGCCGCGGCCGACAAGGACGGGCGCGTGGTCGTGCTGCCGTGCAAGGTTGGCGATGTTGTGTACGGATTCCACAATGGGCAAACCATATTGCCGATGGTGGTAAAATGGATCGAAACGAACGCTGACGGATGGACCGTTGCAGCACAATACACTCCAATGGCGCCAAAGTTTTACAAGTTTTCTGATTTCGGCAAGACCGTATTCCTCACGGCGACGTAAAGGGCGTGAGCATCGTGAGCGACCGGGGGCGGGAAGAACAGCTACGAATGAAATAACGCCTGCGGGCGGAAAAGAAAGGAATTTTACTATGAAAAAGTACATCGGAACGAAACTTATCGAGGCGGCACCGGCTATCCGTAAGGGCGGCAAAGTTTACGAGAAGACTCATCCCATCCCGAGAAGCATGGACCCCGAGGAAGATGGATACAAAGTCCGCTACCCTGACGGGTACGAATCTTTCAGCCCGAAGCAGGTTTTTGAAGAGGCGTATCGCCCGACTGACGGGCTGAGCTTTGGACTTGCTATCGAGGCGGCGAAGAAAGGAATGAAGATCGCACGCCGCGGCTGGAACGGTAAGAACCAGTACGTCGAGCTTGCGGAGCGTATCAGCTACGAGAACGCCGCGCACGAGGTAATTAACGCCAAGCACGAGGCCATCGGAAACAAAGCGCTTGCCTTTGTCGGCACATCCGGCGTACAGCTCGGATGGCTGGCCTCGCAGGCTGACATGCTGGCTGATGACTGGATGATCGTCGGGGACGAGGTGGCCGAGAGAAAGCTCAAAATGGCATAAGAAGAGGCAGGGCGAAAGCCCTGCTTCTCTTTTTGCCGTGAGGGAGAACCCCTTTCTTTTCTTTTATATTTCTTTTCTTTCGGGAGAGGATGCTATACGCAAGATGTATCTATGTTGTGTGTATGTAACTATACAGGGGGAGAGCGTAGAAAGGAAAGAGAAAGTTTCCGCGCCCGTGGTGAGAAATAAAAGATGTCGTGTTACCGTCGGAAATAGGAAGCTCGGTTCTCCGAGCGGGGATAAGAATGCTGCGCGATAAGGCCGAGGACGGGGGGCTTGCAGCATAAAAAAGAAAGGCGGTGGCGGCATGGCGAAAATTGGGCATCCTCCAAAATATGCGACGGTTGAAGAAATGCAGGCCGTCATTGACCGATACTTTGAAGATTGCAAGGGTGAGCCAATCATCGGGGACGACGGGATGCCGATTCTCGACAAATTCGGGCAGCCGTTTATCATTCATCAGCGACCGCCGACGGTGACGGGGCTGGCGCTCGCACTTGGATTTACAAGCAGACAGGCGCTGCTGAACTATCAGGCGAAGAAAGAGTTCGTTGACACGGTTACGCGCGCGAAGTCCCACATCGAGGCTTACGCAGAGGAACGCCTCTTCGACCGAAACGGTCAGCGTGGCGCGGAATTCAGCCTGAGATACAACTTCCGCTGGGTAAATGACGAGAAAAAGGACGACGGCGGAGAGAGCGTGTGCGGGGTGGCAGAGCTGCCCGCGGTAATGCCTGTTCCGCAGGACGCGGGAGGTGATGCAAATGGCGAAGCGTAGCGTGGTATGGAAGCCGCAGCCCAAGCAGGCACTCTTTATGAGCCGATGGGAGGATGAGGCTCTATACGGCGGCGCAGCCGGTTAGGCGGGGGGAAATCCGATGCGTTGGTCATCGAGGCATTGCGGCAGGTGGATATCCCGTATTACAAGGCGATCATTCTGAGAAAGACCTTCCCGCAGCTTGCCGAGCTCATTGACAAGACGCTGAACTACTACCCGCGTATTTATCCGGGCGCGCGCTACAACGGCAGCAGCCACACGTGGACATTTCCGAGCGGGGCGAAAATACTCTTCGGCTCGATGCAGTACGCAAAGGACAAAATCAAGTATCAAGGCCAAGCGTATGACTTTATTGCATTCGACGAGCTGACCCACTTTACGTGGGAGGAATACAGCTACCTCTTTTCCCGCAACCGACCGAACGGGCCGGGGACGCGTGTATACATCCGCAGCACGGCGAACCCCGGCGGCGTGGGGCACGGATGGGTCAAGGAACGTTTCATCACGGCAGCGCCGCCGATGAGGACCATCCGCGAGGATGCGGTCGTGCGCTTTCCGGATGGGCACGAAGAACATCGGCAGAAGAGCCGAATCTTCGTGCCGAGCACGGTATTCGACAATAAGATACTGCTCAAAAACGACGACAGCTATTTGACGCGCCTTGCGTCAATGCCGGAGGCAGAAAAGAACGCACTGCTCTACGGCGATTGGGATACGTTCTCCGGGCAGGTGTTTACCGAGTGGCGCAATGACAGCGAACACTACCGCGACCGCATCAATACGCACGTCATCGCGCCGTTTCAGGTGCCGAAGGAGTGGCCGATCTGGTGCGCAATGGACTGGGGCTATTCAAGGCCGTTCGCCATCGGCTGGTTCGCGGTCGACCAAGATAGGCGGCTCTACCACATCCGGGAATATTACGGCTGCACGGGCACGCCGAACGAGGGCGTGAAGATGGAACCGACGGCGGTTGCCCGCGAGATGAAGCGCATTGAGGCAGAAGACCCAAATCTCAAGGGGAGGAGCATCTTCCGTGTGGGCGATCCCGCCATTTGGGGTACGCAGGGCACGGAGAGCATCGGCGCTCTCTTTGAGCGCGAGCGTGTCTACTTTGAGAAAGGGGATAACGCCCGCATCGACGGCAAGATGCAGCTGCACAACCGATTCGCGTTTGATGAGAACGGCGTGCCGATGCTGTATATCTTCGATACGTGCAAGAATTTCATCCGCACGGTGCCAAACCTCGTCTACGACGAAAAGGACGTTGAGGACGTGAACACCGAGCAGGAGGATCATATCTACGACATGACACGCTATGTGTGCATGGAGAATCCCATTGCGGCGCGGGTAAATAAGCCGCCGAAGCCGGTCTTGTACGACCCGCTGGACATCAATACGCCGAGCTACGACAAATATGCGTGGTTCCAACACAACTGACAGGAGGGGAAGACATGGCAGGAACGAGAAAATTCCCGCAGACGCAGCAGCAGGCCGACGCGGCTGGCGCTGCTGCGATGTTGGATGCAAAGGCAGAAGCGCCGCTTGTGGGAGCATTCCGCGACAGCGACGCGGCGATGAACAGCGGCGCAGCCATCGGCAGCAAGGAGATCGGTGACGCCGTAGAAACGCTGCAAAAGTACAAGCAGGGCAAGAGCAACTTCGAGAACCGTATCATCAGCGAGGAGCGCTGGTGGAAGCTGCGGCATTGGGAGGATATCCGACGCGGGACGAAAGACGCGGGGGAATCTCCCGAGCCTGCGAGTGCGTGGCTGTTTAACTCGATCATGAATAAGCACGCCGACGCGATGGACAACTACCCCGAGCCCGTATGCCTGCCTCGCGAGCAGAGCGACGAGGAAAGCGCGCAGACGCTCTCGTCCGTGCTGCCGGTCATCATGGAATACAACGAATTTGACAGCACATACAGCTTCGAGTGGTGGGAAAAGCTCAAACACGGTGTGGCGATCTACGGCGTGTTCTGGGACAAAGAGAAAGACAACGGGCTCGGCGACATCGCTATCGAGGGCATTGACCCGCTGAATATCTTTTGGGAGCCGGGTATTGAGGACATCCAGAAGAGCCGCAACGTGTTTACGGTGGCGCTCGTCGACCGCGACATCATCGAGGACGAATACCCGCAGTTTGCGGATAAGCTCAGCGGCAGCAGCATTGAAACGGCGAAATACGAGTACGATGACACGGTGGACACGAGCAACAAGGTCGCCGTGATTGACTGGTATTACCGCAAGAAGACCGCAGACGGGCGAACGGTGCTGCACTACGCGAAGTTCATCGACGAGGAGCATATCATCTACGCCAGCGAAAATGACCCCGAATATGCGGAGGGCGGTTTCTACGAAGATGGCGAATATCCGTTCGTGTTCGATGTGCTATTCCCCGAAAAGGGCACACCTGCGGGGTTTGGGTATACGGCCATTGCAAAGGATCCGCAGCTCTACATCGACAAACTGTGGGGAAACATCCTCGAAACTTCAATGATGGGCAGCAAGCGCCGGTATTTCGCGAGTGAAAGCCTGAATATCAACGAAGAAGAGTTCCTTGATTGGCGCAAGCCGATCATCCACGTGTCCGGCCAGATCGACGAGAGCAGGCTCCGCGAGGTAACGACGCGCCCGCTCGATTCCATCTACGCGAATATCGTGCAGATGAAGATCGACGAGATGAAGGAAACGAGCTCAAACCGTGACGTGTCCAACGGCGGAACATCCAGCGGGGCGACGGCTGCGGCGGCTATTTCTGCATTGCAGGAGGCGGGCAACAAGGCAAGCCGCGATATGATTTCGGCGTGCTACCGCGCGCAGGCGAAGATCGTGAAGCTGTGCATCGAGCGCATGCGGCAGTTCTACGACGCAGCGCGCACTTTCCGCATCACAAATGAAATGCCCTACGAGTATGCGCAGATCGGCGTGAACGAGCTGGGCGATCAGGTGACGGGCGTGGATAGCCTCGGCAATGACCTGTTCCGCAGACCGGTCTTTGACATCAAGATCAAGGCGCAGAAGAAAAACCCATTCTCCCGCGCAGAACAGAACGAGCGGGCGAAAGAGCTGTATTCGCTTGGGTTCTTCTCCCCAGACAGGGCACAGGAAAGCATGATTGCGCTCGACATGATGGACTTCGAAGGGATCGACAAGATCAAGAGCCAGGTCAACAAAGGCGCGACGCTCTACAACGTCGTGCAGCAGCAGAGCGATCATCTGCAAAAGGCGCTCACGGTTATCCAGCAGCTTACGGGACAGGACATGGGCATCGGAATGACTGGCGGCACGCAGAGCGGTGGCACGACCCGCAAGAGCGGCAGCAGCGGCGGAATTGAGAGCAAGAACGCCGACGCACAGAACGCGCAGACACCGTACATGCAGAAGCTTGCCGAACAGTCTAAGCCGAACATGGACACGGGCAGCAGCGCGGCGATGCCGGGGGTGTAAGTGCATGACGATGGTTCACATCGAGCACGAAATCGGCCGCTACATGATCCTGTGCGAAGGCCATTCGGCGGACGAGAAATGCTGCAACTACATTACTGGTGTGATGTACGCTTTCGGTGGCTATGTGAAGAACATGGAAGCCGAGGGAGACTGCGAGGTCTACGGTTTTGAGATCGACGAGGGGGCGCCGCGCTTCCTCATCCACTGCGGCGGCGATGAGCGCATCGAAGCGGCATTCATCGCCGCGTGCATCGGGCTCAAGCAGCTGGAAGACACGAGGCCGGACGCGATCTTCGTGCACGTCAAAGAAAATTAAAAAAATTTTTCTCACCCGTGGTGAGTTGGAGGAAGCCGCATGTTACGCTTTAGGCGTGCGAGTGGCTTCCTCCTATTCATACGCCCGCGAGGGAGGGTCGGCGTTTTTCTTCATCTTTTCGCCGCTCTCCCCTCCCCTGCGGATAATAGGAAGCGCTGCACGGCCTACACGGAGGGCCAAATATCCGCGATTTGACAAGCAGGAGGGATACCATGAACCTCAAAACCACGCTTCGCGTGATCCTGAGCCTCTTTGACGGCGGCGCTGCCGCTGCGGGAGCCGCTGCCGGTGCATCGGGCGGCGCTGAAGGAGGCGCGAGCGCACAGGGCGAGACTACAAATGCAAGCTCTTCTCCCACCCGGAAGGGCAAAACGGGCGAATACGCCAACGTCGTGTTCGGCAAGCAGGAGACACCTGACGATACGGGGGCCTCTTCTGGCGAGCCGAAGGGCGAGGGCGCGAAGATGCAGCAGCGCGACGCCGGGGCTGCGGGAAAAGGCGGGGAAGACCTGAAAAAGGAGTTCCTTGACCTCGTAAACGGCAAATACAAGGACGTGTACACTGCGGAGACACAGCGCATCATCAATCGCAGATTCGGCGAGGAGAAGGCTAAAGACCAGAAAATCGCCGATTCGCAGCCCATTATCGACACACTGATGCGCCATTATGGCGTGTCGGACGGCGATATGAGTAAGCTGCGTGCGGCTTTTGAGGGCGATGCGGCGCTCAATAGCGTGCTCTACAATGCGGAAGCGGAGAGCATGGGCATGAGCGTTGAACAGTACCGCGAGTATGCGCGGATGCAGCAGGAAAACGAAGCGCTCAAACGTCAGGAAGAAGACAGACGGCGCCAGCAGAAAGCCGACGAGACTTATAACGACTGGATCCGTCAGGCGAGCGAGCTGGTCGGCACGGCGGACGCACCGGGCGAGTACCCTGAGTTCGACCTCAAGCGCGAAGTCGCGGAGAATCCGCGCTTCATTGCGATGCTGCGTGCTGGCGTTCCTGTAAAAGACGCTTACGAGGTATCCCATTTAGGCGACATTCAGGCTCGCAGCGCAGCGAAAGCTGCGGCGGAGATGGAAAAGCGCGTGATGGATAACGTCCGCGCGAAAGGAATGCGCCCAAACGAGAACGGAACCACTTCCCAGCCGGGGGTCATTGTCAAGAGTGACCCGAGCAAATTCACGAAGGCCGACCGCGCAGAGATCGCAAGGCGCGTGCGGCGCGGCGAGCGCATCGTATTCTGATGCCCGCCTAATTTACCGACTGAAAGAAGGGAGATAAAAATCTATGAAGAAGTTCAAAGACATTTTCATTCTGCCCGTCATTCTGAGCCTGTTTGAGGGCCAGACGAACGTGACGACCGATGCCGGTCTCTCGGGTGAGATGAAAACCTACTACTGCGACACCCTGATCGACAACGCCGAACCCGAGCTGGTGCATGACCGCTTCGCGCAGAAGCGCAACATCCCCAAGGGCAAGGGCAAGGAAATCGAGTTCCGCAAGTATGATCCGCTGCCCAAGGCCTTGACGCCCATCACCGAAGGCGTTACGCCCAAGGGCCGTAAGCTGTCCATGACCACGCTGACCGCGCAGGTCGACCAGTACGGCGATTTCGTCGAGATTTCCGATATTCTCGACCTGACCGCCATCGACAACAACCTGCAGGAAGCGACGGTGCTGCTCGGCTCTCAGGCGGGCCGCACGCTCGACACCATCACCCGCGAGGTCATCAACGGCGGCTCTAACGTCCAGTACGGCGAAGGTCAGGTGACGGGCCGCCATCTGCTCGTTGGCGGCGAGACCACGGGCAACCACTATTTCACGGTGCGCGCCGTCCGCAAGGCGGTTCGCTTCCTGAAAACCATGAACGCCCCGCGCTATGAGGGCTCCTACTGGGCCATCATTCACCCTGACTGTTCCTACGACATTCAGGATGACCCTGACTGGAAGCGTCCGCACGAGTACAAGGATACCAGCAACATCTACGACGACGAGATCGGCAAGATCGCTGGCGTCCGCTTCATCGAGACGACCGAAGCGAAGGTGTTCCACGCGGACGATCTGACCGAGGGCGCACGCGACCTGACCGTCAAGAGCGCATCCGGCAAGGTCCTGACCGTAAACGAGACCATCACCACTGCCGACGCTGCAAAGCTGGCTGGACGTGAAGTCGTCATCGATGGTGCGCTCCTTGAGATCGAGAGCGCCTCGGCCGCGGCTGCTGGCAGCGCGACGATCACGCTGAAAGAAGCGCCTGCTGCCACCCCGACGGCGTCGACCGCCATCTATCCGGGCGAAGCCGGTGCGAAGGGCCGCAACGTCTACTCCACCCTCATCATGGGCGCGGAGGCTTACGGTACGACCGAGCTGACCGGCGGCGGTCTTGAGCACATCGTCAAGCCGCTCGGCTCTGCCGGTACGGCTGACCCGCTGAACCAGCGTGCAACCGTCGGCTGGAAGGCAACCAAGGTCGCCGAACGTCTGGTTGAAGCGTATATGATTCGCGTGGAAACGACTTCCACGTTCGATGAGACCCCGCTGACCTAACCACCAAGGGGGCGGCTGTGAACGCCGCCCCCGCTATTGAAACGGAGGAAAGACCGATGAGCGAAGCGAAGAACGCCGTTGCGGCTGTGAACGCCGCCCCCGCAGGCGAGGAGTACGTCAGCGTCCGCCTGTTCAAGGACAGCGGCAAGTACAAGGATGACCTGCTGGTGTGCGTGAACGGCGAAAGCTGCCTGATCCAGCGCGGCGTGACCGTGCAGGTCAAGAGAAAGTTCCTGTGGGCCATCCAGAACCAGATGAGACAGGACGCCTCGACCGCGAATCTCATTCAGACGATGAGCAGCGACTACGTTGAGAGCGCGAAGGCCCACAACGCGTAAGTGAATACGACCGCGAGACACGAAAAATGAGTTGCGACACGGCGCAGCAAGGGACGAAAAAGTCGCTCTTGCTGCGCCGTTTTCCATAAGAGAGGTGACAACATGGTTATTGAAAATGCTTACGCGCTCGAAGAGATCAAGCTCGGGCGCAGGGGCGAGAATCAGGCGCGCAAGGTCGTCTTTGACGTGCTGGGAAAGTGGCGCGAGGGCTATGGCGATGGCGTGGCGAGCCTGATCGTGCAGCGAAACGGCGATGCGCAGCCGTATCCCGTGACGGTGACGGAAGATAACGGCGCGCTCGTGTGGCTGGTATCGAGCGTTGATACGGCGGTGGCCGGTGAGGGCGCGGCAGAGCTGCGCTATACCGTGGGCGATACTATCGTAAAGAGCCAGATATACAAGACGCGCGTGCGCGAAACGCTGGAAGACAGCGGCGAAACACCGCCTCCGGGCTACCAAAGCTGGGTCGATGAGGTTTTGCAGGCGGCGGCGGATGCGGAGACGGCGGTTTCCAAGATGCCAT